AAACGACGCGACAGCAGCAATAATCAGATTAGCGTAGGAGGTCGACCATGTCGACTACTTCAGGATGGGGCCGGTTAACCTGGGATCAGGCTAATTGGAACGAATCCACAACTTATAAAACAGGTTGGGGTGCTCAACAATGGAGTGGTGATGGTGGTTGGGGAGATCTTTCTGATCAAACCGTTTCTGTTTCTCTAACAGGTATACAAATCACATCTAGCATTGGTTCAGTTGATGTACCGGATCAAGTCATAACACCTACAAGTTTTGAAATTACATCTTCACAAGGTGAAGCTTTTGTTCCTGTAAATATAGATACATCTTTATCAGCCACATTCTCAGTTGGTTCATTGTCCGTGGTCGATATGCAAGTAGGACTGACTGGTCAAGAAGCAACGTTCAGTATTGCCAGTGTAACAGTAAATGACATGACCATTGGATTAACTGGTCTAGACATGACTTTAAGTCAAGGAACTGCAAAAGCTCCAAATGAAACTGCAATTCTTTCTGGTGTATCAGCAACATTTAGCATAGGAACTGCTCAAGGTATTTCATCTCAAGAAGCACAATTAACAGGTGTAGAATTTACAGCTAGTCTTGGAACTGTAATAATACCAAATGATACAGTTCAACCATCAGGATTAGAAGCTACATTTAGTCAAGGATCTATCATAGGATTAGGTGGTGCATTAATACAGCCAACAGCCCTAACTATGACAACTAGTGTGGGATCTCTAACAGTAGAGGAAGGTTTAGGATTAACTGGTCAATCATTTAGTGCTAGTGTTGGGTCTATTTCATTAACGGATATGCAAGTAGGATTGACAGGACAGTCTGCATCGTTTAATATTGGAGCTGTAGATATATTTGCTTATGGAGATGTTGACCCTGGTTCAAATATATCGTATACTAATGTTTCAACAGGCTCGAATGACACTTATTCAGATGTTGCAACTGGATCAAATACAAGTTATAGTGACGCTGCATAGGAGATAAAAATTTATGGCATCTACATATACGCCTCTCGGTATAGAACTTCAAGCAACTGGTGAAAACGCCGGTACATGGGGTACAAAAACTAATACTAATTTACAAATTATTGAACAAATATCTGGTGGGTACATTGCTAAATCAATAGCAGGTGGAGCTCAAACAACCGCATTAGCAGTTTCTGATGGGTCAACTGGTGCAGAACTTGCACATAGAATGATTGAGTTTACAGGTACAATTTCAGGTAATCAAATTGTAACAATACCTTTAGATGTTCAAACTTTTTACTTTTTAAGAAATTCAACATCTGGATCACATACAGTTCAATTTAAATATGCAAGTGGTTCAGGAGACTCATTTACTTTTGCAGCAGATAATAAAGGTGATGCCCTAGTATTTGCAACTGCAAATGACGGAACTAATCCTGATATTGATACATTACCTGCTGGGGACGTAACTTTAACAGGAACACAAACACTTACAAATAAAACACTGACTTCTCCTAAAATTGGAACTTCAATTTTAGATACAAATGGCAATGAGTTATTTTTATTAACAGCAACAAGTTCAGCAGTTAATGAATTAACTTACGCTAACGCAGCTACTGGAAATGCACCATCATTTACGGCTTCAGGAGGAGATAGTAATATAAACATTAATTTAGTGCCAAAAGGGACAGGTCAAGTCCAAGCAAATGGTAGCGGATTAGCAACAACAGGAAAAGCTATTGCAATGGCATTAGTTTTCGGTTAAAAGAACACAGGAGAATAAATTATGGCAGCACCAAATCTAGTAAATGTATCAACGATTACAGCTAAATCTGTTCAAGCAACATTAAATACAAC